TATTTGTTTTAATATTATGACTTTTAACTTTACCTTTAATTTTATTGCCTACTACTTGACCTATTTTAATTTTTCTCCCATCTTCAAATTCAATTATTGAATCATAATGTAAACAGCCGTCTAGTTTCCTAGAACTAAGTATAGACCCGTCAAATGTTAATAGTTTGGCGTGTTTTTCTTCATACTTGTTAGCGAGGGCAACATTAAATTGAGGAACACATTTTGGAAAGACTTTATTAATTAATTTAGCATCAGTTCTTGTTTTTAAATTCTTGTCAATAATTAACCATATAATAGATTCGTGTTCCGAATACTTTAAAGCAAATGAATTTACTTGTGTAATAGCAGTATGGCCAGTAATTACTCTATTTCTTAAATCATCTAATAATTCAATGAAATTAGTGTACTCACATTCGTTTGATGTTAAATCATTTCTTTTTAAACAGTTTTTACTTGTTACTCCAAATTGAAAAAATGGGTTGTAAGTGTAATGTAAAAGTGGTTTACAATGTGGGTATAAAGATAATATATCCTTTTTATCAAGACTACTATTAGTACCATTCAACTTGTTGATAAGATGTTCTAAAGATTCTAAATCTTTATTAATCATTTCATTTCCTTATTATTATTTCATTTCCTTATTATATTATAATGGTTATATTGTCAAATTTATGAATTAAATCACGTTTTAAATATTTCATTATTACTCCACATGAGTATTGGATTCAATTATAGCACTATTACTAGATCTAATAAATTTTTTAATTCTCCCTAGTTCCCAACCTTCATTTAAATATTTTTCTAATTTTTGTGGAGGTATTTTTTTATTTTTATTTAATTTTATATTTTTAATAAATTTAAATCCTTTTGAGAATCCAGTTAACTCACCGCTCACGTATCTAGGGTCGTTTTTTGTTATCATATATATTTTATTATTTTTATCTACTGCTTTAAATGTACCTTTAGATACACCAACTAATTCTCCATTTAAATATCTAGGATCGTCTTTTAATGTACAAAACTTATTTCCCAATTTGTCTTTTACTATAATTCTATTTTTTGATAAAGCTTCATATTTATCTAAGTTATTATAAAAAACATCTATTTTAATATACTCTTTTTTATTATTTTTTTTATTTAAAACTGGTACTTTTTTATAGTTTATAGAGTGCACCTCACCATTAATTATTCGTGGATCATCTATATCAATATACTGTTTAACTCCACTAATTTCTACAATTGTTTTACCGGTGGCTATACCAGTTAATTCCCCACATTTTCGACGAGAATCATTTACATCCACTTGAAGTGTATTGCCATCTTTATCCTTAACAGTTATACTACCTTTATTAACACCAACTAATTCACCGCTTAAATACCTAGGATCATTAACTGGAACTCTTGATGTATTACCATCTTTATCTTTTACTGTTATATTTCCTTTAGTTAAATATCCACACCCATCATTGCCACCAAGTGCAATATTATAATTATCTTCTTTTAAAATAAATTCTTCATCTACAATTTCCTTTTCCATATTATTCATTTCTTTAAAATTATCAAAAATATATAGAATTTTCTTTATAAAATTATTAGCACCATATTTTTTAATTGCGTTTTTAATATATGTACCAGAGCCTAAATAACCATCATTTAAATTTGTTGTTTGGTGTTGCCCGATGTAGATTTTGTTAGTAATAATATTAGTAGTTTTATAAACTGTATAATATATTTTCATTTTATGCTCCTATATTGTCGCTCTATATATATATTTATAAAAATGAAAAAATGGAAAAATATAACAGAGCACAAAAGATGCTATATTCTTTCAAGGAGCGACTCTCTATCCATTTTAAATATTTATTAAATTGGTCGCATTTTCTCTTATAGTATTTGTAGAAACTATAATATATTTAATATTTTTTTTAAAATATTCCCAATTATTACTACCATTATACGATAGCGAGGCTTGTAAATTTAGTTTGATATCATTAAGTAGATCTACTGTTTTACCAGTATATTTTACTAATCCACTAACACCTTCAACAGAACCATAATTTAATATACCTTCTCTAGCTTCTCTACTAGCCATGCCCCTATATTCTTTATAAAAAATATCTTCTGCATCTAATCCCAATACATATTCTTTATCCTTAGTATAGTTCAATCCAGCAGCTAAATCAGTACCCGCTAACATTTTTCCTAACATAACTAAATCAGCTCCACCAGCCATAGCTTTAGCGATATCCCCATTATGTTTAATTCCACCATCAGCAATTAATTTGGTGTGTTTTTTTATAGTAGCACAATCTTGAATAGCAGTAAATTGAGGAACACCAAATCCGGTGTTATTTCGTGTTTCACATGCTTGTCCATTCCCAATGCCCACACGTATAAAGTCAGCACCTGCTTTTTGTAAATCATGAAAGCCGCTAGCGGTAGCAACATTTCCTATAATAATTTTATATTCACAATTTATATTTTTAATATATTTAATAGTATCAATTCCTAATCTACAATGAGAATGTGCCATATCAATCAGAAATTTTGTAACTCCTTTTTCTAATAAGTAATCAATCCATTCTTTATGTTTCTTTATACTACCAATAGCGAAATATGTCATTATATAATATGGGACACTACATCGTGACGAGTGACCTAGTTCATTAACAAATTCAAATTGCTCTTGTGGAGTTTTAAAATATCTATGAACTGTAGCCATTAGATTACGTTCAACAAAACATCTAATCATATCTTGTGTAGTAATTGTATCCATTGGAGACATTACAATAGGTAAATCATATTTACACGAACTTACATCTGTTTCTGACCTGGAATTTAGATCACTAAATCTAGGTACCAATAGAACATCATCGAATGAATATCCTGTTCTAATTTCTGACATTATATTTCCTTATAATTTATAACATTATTATTGCACAGTAACTGCATTTCATACTCACTTGATTTATGAAATTTATTATAAGCAAATAAGAACGCATCGAGTTCACACTCCCTTTGTTTATAATATTCAATTATTTTATTTTCCCAACTCCCTGGTAAAGAGTTCCAAAGTGTTGATGACGGTTGTATTTTTAAAAGATTTGTATTATATGCTTGCCACGCATGCCTAAATTCATGGGCAATTGTATTTTGACAATTTATATAATGTTCGCAAATTTTAATAATCCCATTTAAACTATTAACTACGATATTTTCATATAAGTAGTGGTCATTAGATGGTCTTACATATCCAGCACGGTAATTATATGGGTCCTCATGTTCCAATATAACTATTTCTGGTAAAGACAAAGATTTATCAAGTTTTCTTAACCAATTAAGTTCTAAACCTTTATGTTTAATTTTATAAGCCATTATGACCCCAAGTGACTTCACTGGCTTTTTGCACCAACCTATTCATTTGTGTAACTATGTCTTTATATTTATTTACTTGTCTGACTAATGATTCGTTAATAATAGTATTAACTTTTGCGCCCCTATTTGAATTTTTCAATTCTTTTTTTAAGCGTTTGATTTCTAATATTAATTCAAGGGTAGTAGCATTACTATAATGACCTTTAAGCTTTTTTAAATCCTGTTGAATTTCATCAGTCATAATCGTTCATCGACACCATTTTATCAACTTTATCAGTTATCTTTTTATGAAAATCTTCCAGCACCTGCTCTTTATTAACGACCTTTTGTTTTGCGCGTTGTAATGGCTTTAATACTGAACCAAAAAGTTTTATTTTTAGTTTATTTAATATACTCTTCATTACATTATATTTTTAAATGCCTTTTTAAATTCTTCTTTTGATAAGGCGAACCCAGCAGCACCAGGATGCCCACCACCACCATATTTTTTAGCTATATTACCAAGATGAACACCTGGTTTACTAGTATATAAACTAAAGGTATATTCATCACCATTCCAACGATATACTAACATTGCATCATGTACACCCTTGTCAAAGGAATTAGATACGGTAAAACTGCCAATATGCGGTGTGTTTAAACATGTAAAACTTAAACCTTCCCAATTAATAGTAAATGCATTTCTTTCACATGCATCAATATTATATTGATCTAAAAATCCAACTATTGCTTTTCCTTTTTCAATAAGATCGTTTATGTTATTGGATGCACCATCAAACATTTTACTCCATAACTTCGATCCAGGCTCTAATTGTTCCTCAGAAAAACTTTGCATACCATATTGAAATGGCATTATTTCGTTTTTCCACTGTTCACTCTCATTATCTCTCCAAACATCATATGATCCTAATAGCTTAACACATCTTGGCATAAATGATGTATGGTGGAACCATTCCGTATGGTGGAACCATTCCCATGTTAATTCACAACCAGCAGTGCCATTTCTTCTTATACCATGTATTAGAGCATCAGATTTTTTATATTCTTTCAATGCTGTATCGTGATGATCGATCCATATAAGCTCACAACTTTTATTAAGTTTTTCCATATTAGCAAAAGGTTGTAATCCAAAATCAACCATATAGACAATATCTGAAGGGCTAATACTAGCCCAATCAAATTCCATGCCATAATTAATTTTAGAACATTCCGCTTCAGAAAATTCATTTTTTACAATGGCTGCGCTACATTTACCATCTAAATCATCATGATAAAAACATTTAATTTTTGTCATTTATACCTTTTTCATTTTTT